ACCGCCTTCGAAGTGTTGCCTTCGGCGACGGCAATAGCTGAAATCGAATGACGGTCGTCGCCTTTGATGGCCTGAAGCGCCATCTTCGAATCGACCATATTACCGGGGAATCCGCGCGATTTCCGAACAAGATCCTGAAGATTGGCCCACATACGCTTTCGGATCATCTTCGCGGTCGTGGATGTCAGAACGACGGTCGTCTTGGAAGGGTTGGCCAGCCACCAGACTGTCGCGAAAAGTGTTGCTCCAAAAGTCTTTCCGCTCGCGCCGCATCCCGCCCAGCCAACGTAGTCATGTTCGCAGAGACTTTCGACTTGAGCCTCCAGCCACGGGTTCCAGCTCATCTTCGGCCATAACATTTTCGTGGCGTTACGAAAATGATCGAAAGTGCCTAAGCCGCCTTCGTTTGGCTGTAGCCGGTTTCGGAATGCGTAAAGCTCTAGCTCAAGGTCAGGAATCTTGACCGGTGAACGAATTCCATACTTGTGCTGAATAAGTGGATGCTCAGACGCTTGCTCTGCCATAGTTTGGCCTTGCAATAGTTCTCGCTGGACTTGAGGTTCTGCGAAAGGAAAATTATGCCGTCGCAACTTGTTTCTTCATCCGGCTGCTGCCAGCCTTGCGACTCCGAGCCGGTAGTCGTGAATATCCCCGGCCCTCAAGGGGCTGCGGGAGCCAACGGTACGAATGGCACGAACGGAATCGATTCGTTCACCTACACGACAGCCTCGTTTTTTGTTCCGGCTCTTGGGTCGAGCGTCCTTGTTTTCGTAGATAATACCCAATTTCTGCCAGAATCGGTTGCTGGCCAGTTCTTCGTATCGATTCAGGGTCTTGGATACATGCAGGTGCTGTCGGTTGATGGACTGCAACTGACGCTTCAAAACCCTGCTGCGGGTGTCCTTGGAATCGCCAACGCTGTTCCAACCACCCTGATTCCGGCTAATTCCCTTATCACTCTGGCTGGTGCGATTGGGGCGACTGGCGCTCCTGGTGCGTCGGGCGGCGCTCCGGTTGGCGCGTCGTACATTTGCCGCACTTCAGACGCCACGCTGACGAACGAGACTGCTCTCGATTCGCTATCTGCTGGCTACCTCAAGACTCAAGGATCTGTTGGATTTGGTGCTGTTTCGACTGTTGCCTCTGTTCCTGTAGCGGACATCAGTGGGGTTCTTCCGATTGCGAAGGGTGGAACAAATCTGTCCTCCACTCCAACCAATGGCCAACTGCTCATTGGCAATGGAACGGGATACACGCTGGCAAGTCTGACCGCAGGATCGAACATCACGATTACGCCGGGTGCTGGAACTATTTCAATCGCTGCCACGGGAGCTGCGGCGGCGTTCGTTTATGAAACTTTTACGCGGAGGGTAAGCGGAACTGTTGGTGCTGGTGCGCCGCAAATCGGCCCGAGTTTAACTAAGAATCCGTTTAGTTTGACAGAATTTCCGTCTGGATCTTGGACTGGAATTGATACCGCATCACGATTTACTGCGGCTACAGGTCGGTTTACGGCAGCTCTTGCAAGTTATTACCGAATAGATGTTGCCTTAATGTTAAGTGCAGATACGGGAACATCATCTACGGTTTCTTTTAAGATTAGAAAAAATGGAACGACCGATATTGGACCTGCAAATATTCAGTCAACAAACTCGACGGGTTTAGTTGGACCATTTTTTATTCAGTACATAGATCAGGCATCGATTGGTGATTACTATGAGGTTTTAGTTACGACTAGTTCTCTAAATACATATTACATTCGAGAGGGAGCTTCATTCTCAATCCAACGGATTCAGGCTTAAACCATGAGCGAACGCGCACCACGGAGGTACACGGACGGATCTGTCACCTTTGAAGGTGGCATTGATGCCGGTGTCATGCCGTCTGAGGTGGACAAGAATCAGGTGGCGTTTGCGGTGAACGCCAGCTTCCGGCAGAGTTTCATTTCTCCTCGCCCCGGTTTCGTTCAGAAGGATTACAATCTCTGCACGACGATTACAGCGGACAACGCTGAAGTTACGGCGGATCAAACCAACGTGACGGCTGATGGATGGTCGGAGAATTGTTATGGCTCTCAAAGTCTGACAGGCACATTCCAGTGCGCGCTTCCGTACATTGGAGACAACGGTCAGACGTTCATTCTGATGCTGATCAGTGGTAAAGTGTGGCTTTACGACTGCCTTCAAAATAACGCCCAGAATTTGACGGTTTCTCCGAATCTTGAGAATCCTTCCAACCTGCTTGATGGATGGATGGTTCAAGCGGAGAACTTTGTCGTCATTCAAGATGGATTCAGCAAGCCGTTGATTTTCAACGGAACGAATCTGCGCCGCGCAACCGACGACGAAATAAAGACCGGGAAGATTATGTCCTACGTCAATGGACGCATCTGGTACGCGCTTCCTGACGGGTTTTCGTTTCGAGCGACTGACATCGTTTATGGGGATGGAACGCGAGCCAGTGTTCTCAAGGAAACCGAGAATACCTTCCTTAATGAGGGCGGAGACTTCGCGGTTCCGTCGGATTCAGGAGGCATCACGGCAATGGCCGTCCCCGGCAATCCAGATACGTCGCTTGGGCAAGGACCGCTTCTTATCTTCACTCCGCGATACGTCTTCAGCATCCAAGCTCCAGTAGATCGTGATACTTGGAAGAACCTGAATTATCCGATTCAGGCTATTAGCTTGCTGACCAGTGGCGCGCTTGGCTCTAGGTCTGCCATCACGGTTAACGGAGACGTTTTCTACCGAGCTGTCGATGGAGTTCGCTCGTTCATCATCGCTCGTCGTTCGTTCAACGATTGGGGGAATACACCCATCAGCAACGAAATCCTAAATATCGCAGAGAACGATCAGACGAATTTGCTGTGGGCCAGTTCTGCGGTTGTGTTTGACAACCGGCTGCTGATGACTGGACAGCCTCGTTACAGGGCTGACGGAGTTATCCACAAGGCGTTGATGGTTCTTGATTTCGATCTGATTACCTCGCTGAGGAAAAAATTTCCTCCTGCTTGGGCTGGAATCTGGACCGGATTGGATGTGTTGCAGATTCTCAAGACCGAGAACGCTTACGGAGACGCTTGTTTCGCAATCGCTCGCGGATCGGACAACACAATCCAGATTTGGGAGGTCAGCAAGACCAGCAAGTTCGATTCGAATCTATCCGATCCAAAGAAGGAGATTCAATGGTTGGTTCAGACTCGCGCCTACAATTTCGAGCTTCCGTTCGGACTGAAGAAGCTCGATTCGGGCGACATTTTCATCGACTCGCTAGATGGCAACGTCGGATTTAACGTGGAGTATCGTCCTGACCAGTACCCTAGCTGGCTTGAATGGGCGGAATGGAGTGAGTGCGCGATTACGACGCAGTGTGATAACCTTTGTCCGATAAGCAACTTTCAGCCTCAGTACAGGCCGAAGATGCGGTTGCCGACTCCTACGGATATCCCGTGTAATTCCACGATCAGCACTCCGACCAGAAATCTTTACGAGGTTCAGCTCAACATTTCGATTTCCGGTTACTGCCGCATCAAGAGCATTCGAGTTCACGCTTACGACGTTCAGGAATCTGCCGTTGGCGAGTGCAGGACATTCCAGGGGTGCAAGATTCTTGAAGGTTGCGACATAAATCCACTTCTCTACTCATCGGAATAGTATGGCAAATCTAACGCTCATCACGCTCACAGCTCCAAGCCTTCCGTACAATTATTGTCCGTCCAACTATCAGCAGTTGGCCAACGATATCATCGGCGGCACTCAGGCGACGTTCAACAGCGCGATTGGAAACTCGTTTTTCAACTTTGGTTCTACGACTCCTGCGCTGAACAATCAGGTTTATCCGTGGTTGGATGAGAATGGGGATTGGTGGGTGTTCAACGGCGGATATTGGGCGCGCCAAAATCCGGTTGCGGCTGGAAGTTCTGAGCGTCGTATTTTTGTTGGAACAAGCACTGATGTGCTGTCGTACGATGGCGGAGATGGAACTGTCTACTCTGGCAATCCTTACGCCGGTTCGATGTGGCAACTTGACAACGCGTTTGACGCTCGATTCCCGGTCGGTGCTGGTGCTTTTGCCGCAAGCGGCGCTGTTTCTGTTCAAGGAACTACCACCACAACTTCTGTTGTCGGCGAGGACAAGCACACGCTGACAGTTCCTGAGATGCCTGCCCACGCTCACAACTTCTTCCCGCTTGTAACTGCGGATGCAAATAACGGCGGAGCCAACGGTGTTCAGTATGGAACTACAGCGAATGTAGCCACCTCATCCACTGGGGGTGATGCGGCCCATAACAACCTGCCGCCGTTTTACGGTGTTTACTTTATCAAGCGAACTGGCCGAGTCTACTACACCAAATGAAGCTAATCGTTCAGGACATTCGCTCCACAATCGCTCGGGTCATCGGCACATGTGTCGATGATCAGCGCGTTTATGATTACATCAATCAGGCGTGTCGAAGGCTTCTACACAAGGGGTTGTGGGCTGGAGCGTACGGACGCTTCACGATTCACACCGTAGGTGGCTGCATCACTTGGCCGCGACAGATCGAAACCATCGAGGCTGTAGCTGACTGCTGCGGAGTCGGAACGGTTCGCAATCAATGGTTCGAGTTTCAGGAAACCGGATATGGACTTCTCAATGGCAATCAAGTGTGCGTTGGGAAGCAGCTTATTGATCGTGGTACTGTGGTTTCTTACCGCGACATGTCTGGCGGTACTAACAGCTATCTTCGAGTCTACCCTGGCGACGCTTCGGATGTCGGCAAAACCATCACGCTGCAAGGTGTTGATCAGAACGGTCAGTGGATTCGAACGCAATCCGGTGGCGCGTGGATTGACGGAGAAAAGCTGACGCTCGCTTTGCCGTACGTTCAATCTACGAAGAAATTCACCGAATTGACCGGCGTCATCCGAGAGGCGACGAACACGGTCAGTCGCTTGTACGAGTACGATGCGACGACTGCCCTGGAAACGGATCTGGCAGTTTACGACCCTGATGAAACTTTGCCGCAGTATCGCCGCAGTTACCTGACAGATCGTTGTAACAACGACGAGGATAAGCCGGTGACGGTCATGGCGAAGATGCGTCATATCAACGCGACGAGCGTCAATGACTACCTTATTCCTCCGTGCGCTGATGCCATCAAGCTGATGGTCATGGCCATTCGAAAGGAAGAAAACGATTTGATTCAGGAAGCAGTGGCCTACGAAGCCAAAGCGGTTCAAGCTGTGCAGGAGCAGACGATGCAGTATCTGGGCGACGCTGTCGCAACGATACGCATGGTCGGTGTAGGATTGAATGGCGGTGGATTCTCGCAATGGTTCTGAACCAAAAGGATAATTTATGGCAATAGGACTTGTAGGTTCAATTTTGGGTGGAGCAGGAATTTCCGCAGCGGGAAGCCTGCTTGGTGGGCTTTTTGGCGGAAAGAAGCCAAAGGTTCCAGAATTGAAGCCGATTGATTTTGCTGGAGAACAGCAAAAGGCGATTCAGCAGAATATCGCATCGCTTGAGCCTGCAACTGAGTTGGCCACCAAGACGACCGCCGCTGAGCAGTCTCAGCTTGAGGCGCAGCTTCGTCGCGCGATTCCAGGCTATGACCAGTTGATTCAGCAGGCTGGCAAGAACATTGGGTCGGCCTTGCGAGGCGAAATCTCACCAGAGGTTTCTGCTCAGGTTCAACGCTCTGCCGCTGGACGAGCTTTGTCTGGAGGATTTGGCGGCGCATCTGGATTCGGTCGTGCGCTAACCGCTCGCGACTTGGGGTTGACTGGGATGCAGCTTCAGAATCAGGGTCTGGCTCAAGCTCAGAGTTTCATTCAGCAGCAGCGGTCTGTTGGAATGGTTCAGCCATTCTCGGTGAGTAGCATGTTTATCACTCCGTCTCAGCGGATTGGATTTATGCAGCAACAGCAACAGCTTCAGTATGGACGCGATTTGCAAGCCGCTCAGGCCGCTGCTTCCGCTTCTCCGATGCAGCAAGCGTTGCAGAGTGCTGTCACTGGATTTGGTGGTCAGGTTGGCGGTGCGCTGTCGCAATATGGAATTTCGAGTGCGTTGATGTCTCAACTGCCAGGAGGATATCGACCGCCATCGTCTTACAATCCCCAGAACGATCCTGAGCTTTATTCTTTCCCGAGAACAAATACCTCTGAAATAGGGCCGCAATCTACCAGCCTATTCCCTGAATACAGCTCGTCCAATTTCGGACTCTAAATCTTATGGCCGACGAAACTCTTAAAGCATTTGAACTAGGCGCATCGCTGTTCGACCGCGCGCAGACGCAGAAGCGGATGATGGAGCAGATGCAGATGAACGCTGCCCAGCAGGTCATGCAGCAACGGC